TTTTTAAGTTTAATTTGTATAGCTGTTCCATTTGCTGGTGCTGATGAAAATGTTACAACACCTGTGCTTGAATTATAAGTATATTGATCATCATCAATTTCATTACCTGCTTGATATATTATAAATTCACTTTCTGCAGATGGTAATGGGTCAAATGTAACAGTAAAATTAACTGTAGAACCATCACCAGTAAAATTATTTGCTACTGTGTAGTATTCTTTAGCTGTTTGTGTTATTAGTCCCATTTATTAAGATTTTTCTTGTGTTATTTTTTTAGTTTCTTTTGCATCTGCTAATTGAGCTATATTTGGATCTTTTATACTGACTCCTGCATATAATAATACTTTTAATACTAAATTAGTTTCTTCTGAATCATGAAGCTCAAAGTTTGTTGAGCCACTAGCATTGTATAAAGCATTTCCTGCAACTGTTTGGTATGACCAATTTACAGCATTAGGTTTTCTAACATATGTTATCGATATATTAGAAGTAATACTTGTTGGAAAAACATTTATACCCCAATGTGCTGAGCTATTATCAATGTTTTGTATATATACTGGATTATTAGTTGTAGGTGCTGTAAGTTTTGACAATTGATATTCTAATAAATTTTTCTTATCAATTTCTTCTACAGGTGTAGTATTATTATATATTACAGTACCTAATTTGTGTAGATCTGATGGTAAATGAAAATGGTCCGTCATATATGATATAGATGCGGACTTTTTAAATTTACTTAATTTTTCATTTATTAATTTTGGCAAATCAGAATATTCAGTGTCATTCTTTGGTAATCTATTGTACTGATTTAAGTCAAAGAAATATTGCTCAAATATTTCAAGCTGCGCTTGATTTGCAAATAAGTTAAATTCCTGTGGTGTTACATAACCACGATTTTCTTTATTTAGAATAGCTAATACCCTTTGGTAAACTGTATCTATACTAACTGCCATATTCTTTTATTTATTATAGTAACAGCCACGACTACAGTGGCTATCACTATAATCTGACTTTACTTAAGTCTTTTTTCTATTGATTTATATATTTCTAAACCTTCGTCTGTTTTTAAGAAAGCTGTAAAGGCTGAATAAGGATGTTCATCAAATGGAACCGTCATAATCTTTTTATTAGTTGAAGCCCATTTAAATGTTCTTTGATCATCAGATAATACTAATATTCCCATTTCAGCTGCTTTAATAGCCATATTCCTAATATTAATATCGTCGTCATTCGCCAATTCTAAGAACAATACAGGATCATTCTTAGCAAATAATAATAAATCTCTTTTTATTTCTTTAGAAGTCATCTTAGATACCTCAGAACCAATGTTTGATCTCACTATTGCTTCTGCTTGGTCAATATCCATTGATTTAGCCGCATTTAGCGCATCAATTTCAAGTTCTATAATATCTAATTCATCTTCCGCTTCTGCTTCTGCGTCAAATTCCGCATATACCGTTCCTCTGTCAGGATGGTATAATGACATTAATTTTTGCAAAGTTTGTTTTTCTTTTGGTACGCTTAGCACACCATCTTCAAAAACTATATGACCAAGTCTTGCATCGCCTTTAAATTCATCTACGAAACAAGTTTTTTGGTTTAAAGTATATTTTAGTTCTCTTTCGTGTCCTTTTTCTGTGTCAAACCAAAATATATTTTTACTTTTTATTGTATATGTAAGCGGACTTTTTCCGTTTACAAGATAGTATTGTCTATCTTTTATCTCCCAAGCTGGGGCTTTTTTTGTTTTTGTTGCCATAATATAATAAGATTAAATAATAAAAAATATAAGAAATCCCCGACCAAAGCCGGGGTAATTCTCATATTAAATAAGGATTAGTTTAATAACATAAAGTTATTAGCACCTTGTACTACTAAACATCTTTCAGATAAATAGTGTACCTCCATTGCGTCTAGATCAGATGTAGTCGCACCACCTACAGAGCCTGTAGTCCAAGATTTCATTCTTCTGTCATCAGCTTCTGAAGCTCTATATCTGACGTGAAGGAATGGTCTTTTGATGTTCTTACCCAATGTTTGATCGTAAACAGTTGATGTCCCAGCAGGAGCTAATACACCTCTAACGTTAGAAAATGAACCACCTGTTGTAATATCATTTAAGTATTTCCAGTCAGTTTTGTAGAAGTCATAAGAACCTCTTCTGAAACCAGAAAAACCTAAATTAAGTGCCATATCTTCGCTGTTTGAAAAAACACCGTAAGATGTACCACCCGCACCATAAGAATTTTGAGCCGCTAGCATGTCATCAATTTTTAATGCAACATCTCTGTTTACAAATAACATGTTCTCTTCAATAGCACCCTGCGTGTCTAATTTCTTAAGAATTTCATCGAAATCAGCTAAGTCTGAATCTGATCCACCGTCGATACCACCACTTGTTACGTGACCTCTATCTTCAATTGCTGCGAAAAGACCTTCAGTTCCACCAATTCCAGTTACACCAGCTGCACCAGAACCTGCTACTGCTAATTCACCTTCTACCATTGACATTTCTAAGTAATCCTCGAATCTAGTTCTTGTATCACCTTCTGCTTTTAGGTACCATAGGTAACCTGATTGACCGTTTTCACCTGTTACTTCTACCCAACCAATTTGAGAAGCATCAGATCCTGAAACCTCATACTTATCTTTTAAAATAATTGGCTTGTTAGGAAACGACTTAAAAGATGGAGTTACCGCGCCTGTCATACCTGCAGTACCTTTTGCAAATTCTGAACCGATAACAAAAATATCTACTATTTCAGAGTTTGTAAAAGTATTACCTGATGTATTAAATGCTGCTGCACCGTATCTTTTAAGTGTCATATTTGTAGCACCTGAGTTAACTGCTGACACATAAGCGTTGTCAATTTTACCAGATGTTCTACCTTTAATTTTTACTGTCTGCCCCACTCTTATTGCGTGAGTTCCAGAACCTGAACCATCAATACTAGCAACTACACCATCTGCGATAGTAAGTGTACCTGTGTACTTTAAGTGTAATCTACCTTGCTCTGACCATACTACTTGGTCTGAAGTCATAGGCATTTCAGCACCTACCATTCTTAAAAAGCTAGCGATAGATCTGTCTCCATATCTTTCAACTTCTGCTTCGTATAACTCTGGTAAGTATTGCTGAGACCAGTCATTTGAACCACCTGTAAATGATAGGTAGTTAGATGACAAAGTTTGCTTTACTGGATTTGGAACCGCGTTCAAATTGGTTCCGCCAGTAGGAGTTATTACTGCCATTTTGTTTTATTTTTTTAAAGTTATTGTCTAAGTTTAATTTTTAACTTTGAACTATCATCACCAGTAATTGCTCTTACTTTTATTCCTCCGGTTTCAACTGTGCCAGTTTTACGAGGATCCATATTTATATTTTTAGATTCCGCGTTTAACTGTTTGATTGCATCAGCTTTACCTTGCTCATAAAAATGATTTGCAATTGCATCTGCATTGTCTGCAACAAATAAAGCTTTATGATAGCCGTTAGCATCTTGTAACATATTATCTTTACTAATGTATTTATCTAATACATTTAGAATGTTAGACTGTCTATCTAAAACTTGTTGCTTATCTTTAACATTGAATCTGTATTTTTTGTCAGCAACTTTGAATTCAAAACCTTTGAAATCTTCGTTAAAAACTTTACTTGATTCATTATTAAAATGAGCTGTTTGTTTTTCTTGCAGCTTTTGCTGTTCTGATTGCTCAGAGTTGTAAGTATTGAAAAACTCAATAGCTTTTTGTTGATCGCTGGTTAACTTAGAACCCAACTTGACTTCCTCGTAGTATTTGCCCTTTAATCCTTCCAAATAGCTTTTAGCTTTTGCAATTTCTTCTTTGTAAGCTAATTTCTTACGTTTAATATCTTTTGGTTCATCAACTTCTTCATCTACACTAAAATTATCCTCAATTAAAAAATCAATTTCATCTTTTGTAAGATGTGATTTAGTTTGATTATAATATTGATATAGTAAAGTTGAATCGTCAATGTTAGAATAATCTTGATTAATTTTTACATAATCTTCTAACGTTCCCCCAGTTTCATTCATAAAGTCTACAACCTTTTGAATGTTTTCTGGTAATTCTGTTGCTGTATCTTGTGCTGTTTGTACAGCTTCTTCTATTTCTTCCTTAAGTTCCTCTACTGGGTCTTCAGGCTTAGGCTCTTCTTTTGCTTCCGACTCTTCTTCTTCAATTACTTCTTCTAAAGTTAGCTGGTTTTCTTCTTGCTGTACTTCTTGCAATTCCACGTCGGCTTCTTGCCCATCTTTTTCATCCGTGCCGCTTCCGCGTAACACGCTTTCATCTGTGCTTTGTTCTTGAACGGCATCTGTTTCTTGTTTTGGTGGTTTACTTAAATCTACTTTATAAACACCATCTTCCATAGATGTGCTTTGTCCAGCATCCTCAAGTACTTTTTCTTCCTTTTCGGCTGCTGTTGGTGTTTCGTCTACAACGACGTCTTTATTTTCTTCCATGATAAAATATTATATAAATGTTTGTTTTGCAGTCTTTTATCTAGGCTCAAACTGCTCTAAGCCAAATCCACCTAAAGTATCAAATCCTGCAGATTCAAAACTTTTTGGAGGTGTATTGTTTTTTCTTTGCTCTATAAGCTCGGATTGTTGAGAAGCTTGTATCTTTGTTCTTTCATCTTTTCTATCTTCTTTATACTTCTCTTTATCTTTAATTACATTTAAATCAGCGTCTTTAAGCTGCATGTTAAACTCAAATTCTTTTTGCATCAACATCATTTTGATTTCAGCTTCCTTTTCTAATTTTTGCGAGTCTAATTGTGCTTCAACCTGTGCTAATTGAGCTTTGCTCTCTGTTATAGCTTGTTGCTTTTGAACATCTGCCTGCGCAGCTGCTTGTGCTGCTTGTGCATTTGATTGAGCTTGCATTTGAATATTCTCTTGTTGTATCAATCTATCTTGTTCAAATTTTTGTCTTCTTCTAAGCTTTAATAACTGATTAGCAAGTTTAAGATTTTTAATCTCTCTAATATCAATTGCATCTTCTAAATTGATTTGTTCCTTTTGAAGTGATATTTGAATATTGTTTTCAAGCAATTGTTTTTCTTCTTCATCTGGTGCTAATTCTAAAAATATACCGAAGTCATGCAGCTGTAGTTTAGATATTTCTTCAAGTGTACCTACATTTGATTTACCAATGCTCTGTACAAATGATTCTTTTGTCGGTCCAAACTCTAATACATCTGATATTCTAAGTGATATAGCCTCTGCTGTTTTAAGCGTAAGATACAATCCACCTTGTAATATATGTCTTGTTGCTGTATTTGAATTTGCTGCTGCAAGTTTTTGTAAACCTACTAATGCGTTTTTATCAGGTGTTGAACCATCTCTTGCCTCGTTTAATCCTGTTACGTCACGCATCATTTGCAAGTAATAATTATATGAGCTAATTAAACTTGAAATTTTAGCATTAGATCCTGATGATTGTAATTCTTGTACAGGTACTCTACCATTATTAAATTCACCATCTTGCGTCATTGATCTACCAATAACAGAACCTGTTTGGAAATACATATTTAATGCTTCTTGTGCATTGTAATTTGTACCATTACCTAAATCTATTTCAGCAATACCATCCGCATCTAAATAAACACCATCTGGTACCATTCTTGATAATACCTGTTGTAGCTTTAAATGCGTTAATTGAATCATATCAGCAAATGTTGTCATTCTACTAACAAGTGATTCAACCTTGCCTTTATACATTCTTGGCGCTATTATATTATAACTAAATTGTGCTTTAACTGTATTTGACTTTGGTCTTGTCATATTTTCAGCTAATTGCCATTTTAGTAATTTATTAGTACCAATTATTTTTGCACCTTCATAAATAACTTCAATTGTTCTTGATACTTTTTCAAATCTAGCTCTTGCATCTTTTGGCGGATCAAATGTATCATCTTTAGGTAAAGCTTTGCTAGCCCCTGTTGAAGTTTCCTTTATTTTATGTACTTGATCTCTATAAGTTTTGTATTCAAAATATAATACATATACGTATGCATCATCCTCTGAATCTGCTCCAGCGTATGATTTATTGTAAAGTTTTACGTTACTACCTTGACCTTCAGCATGAATTCTAATATCTTCATCTGTTAACTCAGGGTATTGTTTCTTTAAATCAACAACTGATACTCTTCTTATTTCTCCAACATAATATATATCGTCAAAATAAGGTGATTCTGTATAAGAATAAACTAAATCAGATGGGTCAACATATTTAATGTTAATACCCTCTGAAGTTGTATATTCATTTTTTACTGCACCTATACCAAGTACAGTTATATCATAATCTAATCTTTTCTTAATTAAATCATATTTATTATGATCAAATACGTTGCTTATAGCTTCTTCTTCTGCAATTTCAATTGAATCTTTATAGTTTAATTGCATGTGCAATTGTAACTCTTCTTCATTTTCAGGTAATGTATCAGGATCATTTTCATATATATTAATACCAAATTCATTATATACTGAATCTGAAAATTGTCTTGTACGCATATCTTTTAATAAAGATTCTACGTAATCTGTTCTTTTTTGAATTGATGCAGGATCTTGTGAGTATGCTTTTACATCATATGTTCTTTCTGCAATACCATTTACAACTATATCTACAAACTTTGGTATAATAGGTACTGGTTTCCAATCTAAGTTTAAATATGATAAATCACCATTTACCGATAACTCATCTTTATATTTTTGTATTGACTGTTCACCTCTAGCATATAATCTTAAACGGTGAAAATTGTCTCTATTAGCATAATACCTAGCTGTACCAGAATCTCTTTTAAACCATTCCGATTCAACTGCTTTTGCAACTTCTAAACCATACTTTTCACTTGCTTTCTCAGCATTTGAAACTGCTTGGCTTGGGAATATGCCTTTTGGTAATAAATCCATTTATTTTATTATTTTTGAAATACTTCCTTTGTTATCATATTTTTTAAACCCAAAATCTAAAACCTTTGTTTGTCTTAATTGTTTTGGTTGATATAAGTGTCTGTTGCATGCCATAATCGCAAGCCCAGAACTTATTGCGGCATCGTGTTTTGTTCTATTGTTTATATTAAACTTAGACCAATCATTTAATGTTGCATTAAAAAATATATTCCCATAGTTTCCATCCTCTTGTAATCCTACGTATTTATCAATATATGATTCAATTGCCGCTGCGTGAATTTGTTTTATATCTTCAGATGTATTAGGTATACCACCTATTTCTTTTTCAGCTGTTGATAATTTATTATGTGTTTTATCAGGGCGATTCATTGAATAACCCCTATACCCTCTTCTTTTTAAATAATACAAAAGCCTTGGTTTGTTATTCTCTGCAAGAAGTGGCATGCCGTAAAATACTAATGCCATAAGTACATCTTCAAAAAATATTTCAGCTGTTTGAGGTCTTGCAATATATTCTAAAAAGAATGAATTAGGCGGTGCATCTTCCATGCTAAACGTAGTCAATCCATGTAATGCGCCTTTTGAACCTCTCCCGTCTGTTGTACCTGATATATCATAAGAGTCGCATCCAAATGCCCCTATATGTTCATTTCCTGGATATTTACCTCCATTTTTAAGTATTACACGGTTTTGTAAATTTAAACTAGGTATCCAAGATATATTAAACCTTCCATTAGTATCAGGCATAAAAATTACTTTGGAATCTTTTATACCGTTTTCCCATTGGAAGTTTCCTTTTGTTACAGCTCCAGATGTTAATACACCATCGTTGTGATCTATTTGTTCATATATTTTTTGTAAATTAAATATACTATTTTTTGTTTCATCTCTGAATGCGTGTTCTTCTGTGCGTGGGAACTGCCTGTAGAATTC